GTACGTTTTCTAGCACCGGAAGTACCAGCCAGCTTGCCGGATGCGGTGGCCCCGGTGTCGATGGCTTCTGCGGCGGCGGCGGTGGTGGTGCCAGCGGTACAAGCTCGCAAGCCGGTGCCGGTAGCTCTGGCGGTGGTAACGGTGGTTTGAACGCTGGCGGCACTGCTGCATCAGCCAACTCCGGCTCGGGTGGTGGTGGGTCTGGGTCTGCCGCTGCCGGTGGTGCTGGTGGATCGGGCCGCGCCCGTGTCTGGTGGTTTGAATAAGAGGTTGAAATGCAATACGCACTGATCAAAGATGGCGTTGTGCAGAACATCATCGTTGCCGATGAATCGTTTGTTTCCCTCATCCGTAGCGAATGGGATCGTGTCGAACCATTGGACAACAAAGCCGGGATCGGTTGGGGGTGGAATGACGGCTTCATCGCCCCGCCTGAGCCGCCATTCGTCCCCGAAGTCAAAACACCAGAGCAAGTCAAGCTGGAGATTGTTGACGCCGTGCAAAACCGCCTTGATGCGTTTGCTCAGACGCGAAACTATGACGGCATCCTGAGCGCCTGCACCTACGTCAATAGCACGGTGCCAAAGTTCGCAGCCGAAGGGCAGTACGCAGTCAACGCCCGCGACGCAGCCTGGGCCACTTGCTACCAGATCATGACTGCCGTGCAGGCGGGCCAGCGCCCCATGCCCACTGTGGAACAGGTTTTGTCAGAGCTTCCCGCCCTGGCGTGGCCTAACTAACGAGGCCAAATAAGCCATGCCGCTCGTCAAACTGCCAGACACGGGAAAAGGGGTGAACCTTGATCTCACCCCCGAAGAACTGGCCCCCGGCATCTGGTCATCCTGCCAAAACATGAGGTTCGGGAACGGGTATGCACAGCGGTTCAACGGTACGTCCCGAATCTTCGATACACCGACTGTCACGCCGTACTACATAGCCTCGTACCTCACGCCCACCAAGCGTTATTGGGTTCATGCGGGTACTGGTAAAGCCTTTGCAGACGATGGCACGACACGGACAGAAATCACCCGAAGGAACACGCTTGCATTGACGTCGATTACCTACGTCACTACCACGGCCACGGTCACAACCACTGCCGCGCACGGCTTGTCCACGGGTAATTCAGTGACGGTGGTAGGTGCTACGCCCACGGCCTACAACGGCACATTCACCATTACGGTGACGGGTGCCAGCACGTTCACCTACACGATGGCATCGAACCCCGGTGCCAATGCCACGCTCACCAGCGCAGTTTTGTACACCACTGCAAACAACTACACAGGGGCGCGGGATGATCGATGGAGCGGTGGGGTGTTCGGTGGTGTTTTGGTAATGAATAACGGGGTTGACGTACCTCAGTATTGGGCCGCAGATGCTCACCCCCTCAGAACCCTCACAGGATGGGATACCAACTGGCGCGCACAAGTCATTGTGCCGTTCAAGTCGTATTTAGTCGCATTGGACATTACAAAATCGGGTACTCGGTTCGGATCAATGGTGAAGTGGTCTGCCGAAGGTGCGCCCGGCTCCATCCCCTCATCGTGGGATGCGACAGACGGTACCAAAAACGCGGGCGAAAGTGATCTTGCGGAAACGCCCGATACCTTGGTGGACGCGCTTCCATTGGGTGACGCGCTGATCATCTACAAGCAGTTTTCGATGTACGCCATGCGCCTCATCGGTGGCGATTTCATCTTCCAATTCCAAAAGCTCCCCGGGGAATCCGGGATGCTTTTTAGAGGCTGCGCGGTAAACACGCCCCTGGGCCATGTCGTGTTGACGGCTGGGGATGTGGTGATCAACAGCGGCCAAGGTGTTCAATCCATCGCTGATGGGCAGATTCGCCGATACATCTTCTCCAACATCGACAGCACCAACTATCAGCGTGCGTTTGTCACAAAAAACCCGCAGCGCAATGAAGTGCTGATTTGCTTCCCCGAAGTCGGGCAGCAGTCATGCACCAAAGCAGCCGTGTGGAACTGGAAGGATAAAACCTGGGGCTTACGCGACTTGGTTAACGCCAATTACGGCGCTACAGGTCTGATCGAAAACGTTGCATTCACCACTTGGGCAGACGATACTGAAACCTGGGAACTCGATTCAACCACGTGGAACGAGAACGCCTACAGCCCCAACGAATCCCGCCTTTTGTTTGCAGAAAACTCGCGCATTTCCGCGTTTGACGTGTCCTCCAGTGATGATGGTGCGACCGCACTGCCTGGGGTTTTGGAGCGCACAGGAATGCCGCTGGACGACGCAACCATACTCAAGCTGATTCGATCGGTTTATGCGCGCATCGACGCACCATCGGGGGCGGTGATTACGTTCCAAGTGGGGGGCGCGTTGTATCCCGATTCGCCTATCACCTGGTCATCGCCGGTACAGATCAACGGTGGACAAGCCATCAAGGCAGACAGCTTTGCATCGGGGCGGTTCCTGGGCTTGCGGATTTCCTGCTCTGCCCCATGGAGAATGCGATCGGTTGATATGGACGTTCAACCAATGGGGGCGTTTTGATGTACGCGCCGCGCCAGTTCCCCATTACGCCGGATCAACTACCAGACTACGTTCAGCAAGAGTTCCAAAACGTGGCTAGAGCGTTTGTCGATCCGGAGGACTTTTTGCAATTGAACATCACCACAGTCGCCCCAGCCAAACCGCGCAGGGGCCAGTATTACCACGCAGACGGTGTGAACTGGAACCCCGGTTCCGGTGAGGGGCTGTACCGATACACGGGAACGGCGTGGGTTTTTGTCGGATAAAGAAGGAGCATATATGTCAGACGGTTTTGATTGGGCACGCAATTGGGGCATGGGAGGTGTTAGCGGCCCCGCTCCAGCCCCCGCAGCAAGCGGCAACTACGGCGCATGGCCCGCTGGCCCAGCTCCTGTAGCAGGCGGCAGTTATGGCGCTTTCCCGGCTGGCCCGTCTGCTTGGAGTCAACCCTCACCAGCCCAGCCTGACTATATGGGGATGGGTGGTGGTGAAATTTACAACACCAAGGGCGCTCAGCCCGGTGGGCCATCGGGCTACAACCCATCCACCGATTACTACGGGATGGGCACTACGGCCACCTTCGGGGCCGCGTACAAGCCGCCAGACTGGATGAGGACGGCGGGCCTTGATTTCATGCAGGACAGAAACGCCACCAACGCATTCTTTGCCGCCAACCCCCAATACGCTGAAGATTGGCAGCGCATCACTTCGGGGGGGAACTCTGCATTCTCGACAGACGGAACCAGTCTGATCAAGACCAATTTCAGCAGCATGTCCCCTGAGGCAGCGGCGCATTACGCAAAGAACCCTTACGAACTATTGGCCGCTGAAGGGTTCGGCATGGATCCGACGCTCCAATACCTCAACTACTACAAGGGGCCGGGTGCGATTGGTGTGGACGGTAAGCGCACCAACGTGACTGAGTTCATGACAAAAAACCGATGGACACCCAACGGCATCGTTGCTAATAACAACGTCGCCAGTCTGGCTAACACTCCATTCGGCGCGGGATATCAATCTTTCCTCGGAGCTGGTGGGAAAGGTGGGCAAGGTGTCTCGCCTGGACAGGTGTACAACAACAAACCATTGCAGGTGGGAGGTGGTGGAAGCTCCATCGGTGGCGGTGGCAGTTCCATGGGCGGTGGATATTCCGGCGGTGGTGGCGGTGGAATGTCCTCTACCGGCGGGCAGAACCCCTACAGTCAAACCCTGTCAGACATGCTTGCGAGCACGATGACAAACAACTGGCAGCGCCGCATTGCCCCTCAACTGGCATCGCAAGCAGTCGCAGCTGGTGGGTTCGGTGGATCGCGTCAGGGTGTCCTAGAAGCCAACAGCGCCAACGATCTCAATTTGGGGATTGGCAACGCACTGGCAAACCTTGCCAGCAACAATTTCAACACCTCGACAAATTACGATCTGGGCATGGCAAACAACGCCCTCGGGTACGCCAACAACGCCCTCGGGTACGCCAACCTGGATCGAGGTATCAACAACGATAACCTCAACTGGCAATTGCAAGGCGCAAACCTTGGCATGACGATGCAGGATCGCATGCTGGCGCAAATGCAAATGGCTCTGGGCCTGGGGACAAACATCCAGAACACCCCTATTAACTACTGGAGCCAGTTTGCCAATCAGTACAACGGGATCGGGCAGGGCTACGGCACCACAACCGGCAATGCAAGCCAGTCAGGCAACCCGGCGCTGGCTGCGCTGGCCGGTGCTCAATTGGGTAGCCGTATTGGGAACACGTGGGGCGGTGGCTCAAACCCAAGCACTGATTGGTTCACGGGTAACCGTGGCATGGCCGACTGATGCACTACACGCCGTCAACCATCCAAGACGTAACAACAGAAAAGGAAAATTGAAATGCTAGGAGCAATTCTCGGCCCTATCGCGGGCGCATTGGCTGGCGGTTTGATGGGCGGCGATGATAGCGGTCAACAGCAAACCGCCACAAAAGAGCCGTGGGCACCAGCTCGCAAACCCCTCATCAACTCCCTCAACACCGGGCAAGAACTCGAGCGGTACTACCAGCAAAACCCGTTTAATGCGATCCAGCAAACAGCGTATCAAAACCTGTTCGGCGACTTGGATGCATTCCGCGGGCAAAACGCTGGAGTCATGGACTTTGCCAATCGCCTGATGGGTACCAACTACTCGCGCTCTGGCGCACCTGGGCAGGTGGGCGGCATGGCCGGGATGCTCAACAACACCATGCGCCAGCCACCAATGGGGCGCGGCGGCATGGGTGCTGTGTCTGGCCTGCTCGGGCCTGGGGGTGGCATGGGTGGCATGGGTGGCATGGGTGGTGGCATGGGCGGCGGCCCGTTCGCCGTGCCGCAGTCGCGCCCATTTGGGTTACTCGACTTCGCTGCGCTTAACCCCTACACCAGCGGCGCAGTCAAGCCAACCGACAAACCCAACATCGAATCCGACGAGGAAAGAATCCGCAGAATGTTCGATGAGGAACGCGCCAGGCGAGAAGCAGAGTTTAACTACGGCAATCGCGGAGACGGAGGAGCTTAAACATGCCAGGACTACTCGACTTCGGCGGGGATCAACCCGGTGGCCTGCTCGGCGGGCTTTTCAACGATCCGGGGGCACGGATCGGGCTATCACTGCTTGCGGCATCGTCGCCCAAGCTGCGAGGGCTTGGCGATGTCATAAACAACTTTGACCGCCAGCAGGCATACCAGCAAGAGGCGGCTTGGATGAAAACCGTTCGTGATCGCAAGACGAAGGAATGGGGGCGCGAGGATGCGGCGGCAGAACGCGCAGCACAGGTGCAGGCCGCTATACCGGGGCTGTTCGGCACCACAACGCAAGGATCAGTATCGACTCCGAGTGTTGGCGGTATTCCGTTCTTTTCGCAGGGCACCAACGTAGATCGGCCCAGCATGAAAACGGGCGGTTTCAATGTGCAGGAAGCGCTGCGGCTGGGTATGACGCCCAGGCAAATCCAAGAGTTTGCAGAACTGGAGAATGTCGGTCGTCAAGAAGTGGCGCGCACCTTGGAGACTACTGACCAGACAGGTCGCCCCATCACGATCCAGCTCGACAAGTTTGGCAATCGCATTGGCGATGGTATGAACCAGTGGAAGGCACCGATGGTCGTGAACCAAGGAGATCGCCAAACCTTCTTTGATCCCGCCACTCGTCAGACTGTTGGCAGTCTGGGAATCAATATGTCGCAAGCAGAGCGCGACGCATCGGCGCGTGGCTGGGCAGGAAATGCGCTTGCTCGGCAGCGCTTGGAGTTCGATATGGGCGGCGGCGCTGATGTTGGCCCGGGGCAAGCGGGAATGGTGCGTCAGTTTGGCAAGCCACCAGCCGGATATCGCTGGAAGCCCGATGGCGCTCTAGAGTCGATCCCGGGAGGCCCTACCGACATCAAGGCAGGCGCAGAAGGTGTGAAGGCCGAACAACGCAAGCAGGCCGCAGAAGGCTCGGCAAGCAATGTGCTTTCTGCCGTCAAGGATGCGAAAGAGTTGGTCGGCGTAAATACCGCTGGCCTTGGTTCGTCTTTGGCAAAAATCCCCGGCACTGACGCACGCGATCTGAGTTCCAAGCTCGAAACCATCAAGTCCAATTTGGGCTTTGATCGTTTGCAACAGATGCGCGACATGTCACCTACGGGTGGCGCTTTGGGGTCAATGGCGGTGCAGGAGCTGATCGCATTGCAGGCCACAGTGGCCTCACTGGATCAAGGCCAAAGTCGCGCAGAGCTTACGAAGTCGCTCAACAAGATCGAAAAGCACTACAACAACTGGCTTGGCGTGATGAATGGTCAAGCGCCAAAAGCACCAGCCAGGTCGGGTGAATTGGGCAGCGGATCTATGCCACCGCCTAACGTGTCCATGCGCTGGAATCCTGCGACTCGAACTCTCGAAAGGGTGAACTGATGCCGCAGTACATCGAAGTGAATGGGCAGACCATCGAATTCCCCGATGGAATGGCGACTGGCGACATTGAGGCCGCAATCAAGAAGAACATGCTTTCAATTGCGCCTCCCAAGCCCTCGACCGGCCAAGCGGTTGCCCAAGGTGCTGGCAACTTGCTGGCGGGCTTGACACGCGGCGCTGGTTCGATTGGGGCAACGCTAGTAGCTCCGTGGGACATCGCCCGGGACGCCATCGCGGGCAAGGGCCTGTCGCTGGAGTCCAACCGCCAACGCCGTGCCGACATGGATGCAGCACTTGGCGAACTGGGTGCCGACACGAACTCATGGGCCTACAAGGGCGGAAAGCTCGTTGGCGAAGTTGCCGGAACTGCGGGTGTGGGTGGTGCTGTGGCAAACGTTGCAGGCCGTGGCTTGGGTGCTGTGGCTCCGTCGCTGCTGCCCAAGGCACAACCGCTGCTGAGTGCAATCCAGTCGGGCGGCATGTCTGCACCCGGGGCCAACCTGCTCACGCGCACCGCAGGCGGGGCCGTCACTGGCGGGGTTACGGCAGCAGCGGTCAACCCGGAAGACGTTGTTTCAGGCGCGCTGGCAGGCGCTGCGATGCCGGGAGCTGTGCGTGCCTTGGGTTCTGTGGGCTCTGCGGTTGGGCGGCAGCTTCGCCCGGGTGGCGAAAACGCCCAGCTCGCGCGCCGTGCAATGGATATGGGTGCGCCATTGGGTATCGCCGATGTGGCAGAAGGCAAGTTCACCAAGGCCGTGCGCTCCGTGCTGAATGACGCGCCATTGACGGGTGGCATCGGTGCGGCGCAGAACGATGCGAAGCAAAAGTGGTTCAACCGCGCCGTTGGTGAAGTGTTCGACGCCGCAGACGACAAGCTGACCCCGCAGGTAATGGACGCGGCAAAGCAGAAGATGGGCAGCGAGTTTGACCGCATCTGGTCGAACAACTCTCTCAAGGTGGACAACCAGCTTTTGACCACGCTGTCCAAGACTCGCGCCAATGCGACCATGCTCCCAAAAGCAGAGCGCAGCCGTATCGTGTCCATGCTGGATGACTTGGAGGGCCAAGTTGTGCAGGCCGCTGACGGATCGATGGTGATCCCGGGTGAAGTGGCGAACCGCTACCAGTCCAGCATTCGCAAGGCATCCGAGAGCGCGCAGGGCTTTTTGAAAAACGACCTTACCAACCTGCGTAAAGACGTGATCGGCGCTTTCAACCGCTCCGTGTCACCCGAAGACGCCGCAGCCCTCGCGCTCAACCAGCGCAAATACAAAGCCTTCAAGACGGTAGAGCCGCTGCTAAACAAGGGCGAATTGGGCGTGGCTGGCCGTGAGGCTGGCGACGTGCCCGCCGCGCTGCTTCCGGGTGCTGTATTGCAGTCGTACAAGTCGAATCCAGCCGGATCGCCTTTGGCCGAGCTGAGCAAGATGGGGTCAAAGTACCTTGTTGACCGCTCACCGCAAACGGGCGGCAGTGCGCGTGCGTTGATCCAAAACAGCGCCATCGGTGGTGCATTGGGTGTGGGCATGTTCAGCAATCCCCTGCTGGCTGCTGGCGTGATCCCCGTCGGGATGGGCATGAATCAAGTGCTTGGCTCGCCCATGCTTGCGCGGGGGCTGCTCTCAGCCCAAGCCCCCCAAATGGGTGGCCTGCTGTCGTTGGGGCAAAAGGTAGCCCCGGTGCTTACCGCCCAGTAAAGCCGCGCCAGATGCCGTAGAGGAAGGCAAGCGCACCAATTACGCCTACCTTTAGCCACATCCAATCAGTGAACTCCATGCCCGCTCCTTGCGGGCTTTTTTTTGCCCGCGTCATTCAAGTATAGGGTTATCCATGAGTAGCACACAACACACGGCAGAGGGAGCCGCAGTCATGGCAACAAAAGCAGCCCCACCCGCCGCAGTCTCCATTGCATCGCTTGCCGGGTATCCGGTATCAGAGTTGGTTTTGTGGGCGACGCTCATTTACACCGTCCTCATGATCGGTCACAAGCTGCTCCAGATTTGGAAAGACGTCAGGGGCGGGAAGAATGGCAACTAAGGGGCAACTGGCCGCCCGCATCGGCGCGGGTGCTGTCGCCCTTGCTGTGCCGTTGGTGATGCATTTCGAGGGCACGGTGTACCGCACCTACAAAGACCCGATAGGCATTCTCACAAGTTGCACGGGGCACACCGGGCCTGAGTTGATGCTGGGCCAGACTTGGACGCAACAGCAGTGCGACCAGCAGCTTTATGGCGACTTGCTCAAACACGCCTCCGCTCTCGATTGCGTCAAAACACCCATGACGGACGGTCAGAAAGCAGCGTTTCTGAGTTTTGCCTTCAACGTGGGCAACGGCAATTTCTGCAAGTCCACGCTTGTCCGCAAGGCCAATCAAGGCGATATGCGTGGGGCTTGTGCAGAGCTATCCCGCTGGACGTATGCCGGTGGGCAAGAGTTACCCGGCCTCATTCGTCGCAGGGCGGCAGAGCGGGCCATGTGTGAGGGCAAAGCATGATCTACACGCACGCCGCCGCAGGTATCGCCGGGGCTGTCATTGCTGGTGTTCTGGCTTGGAACGTCCAGGCCTGGCGCTATGACGCGCAGATATCCAAAATCAACGCACACCACGCCAGCGAATCGGCCAAAGCCGAAGCAAACGCCAGGGCGCAGGAAGCCTCATTCAACCAACAATTGCAGGACGCACAAAATGCCGCAACCAAACGCGAAACCAAACTACGCACTGACGCTGATGCTGCCCGCCGTACTGTTGACGGGCTGCGCGGCACCCTCTACCAATTCCGTGCAAGTCTCCCCAACGCTTCCCCCCCCGCCCTCACTGCGCGAGCCGATACCGCCGCAGAGCTACTCGGAACGTGCATCGACGAATATCGAAGCGTGGCAGAAGCGGCTGATAGGCACGCTGGGGACGCAATGATGCTGATTGATGCGTGGCCGTCACAGATACAAAAGTGATACAGCCACGGAATTCCCACTGTGTAGCGACCCATTGAACTACGAGGAGGAGGGGGAGATTCTAGCCTTTTGAATCTGCGCTTCCATAGTGCTGCCGTATCATGGCGTATCACTGCGCTATTCCGTCAGTGATACCAAAAACGATACGTATCACTGCACATGGCGAGCATCATTCAAGTTGGCGAAAAGTGGCGCGCACTCATTCGCCGCAAAGGCCATCCATCATACTGTCAGACCTTCAACACCAAGGCGCAGGCGCAGGCGTGGGCGCGTGGCATTGAGGCTGATATCGACCGTGGGCAGACCCTGGCACCCAAGACCGTTATGGGGCGGGTGGTGCTGGTATCAGACCTGATTGATACGTATCGCAAGCTTCGGGGAAAGTCGCGGCCTATCGCGGATACGGCGAACGAGCATTACATGCTCAAGACGCTGGAGCGCCATCTAGGTACGTTGGATGCATCCCGGCTTTCTGCGGCTGACCTTGTGGCTTATGCCGAAGCCCGCAAGGATGAAGACGGGGCAGGGCCGTACACGGTCAACATGGACATATCCAAGCTCGGCACAGTGATGCGGTTGGCCGGGGTGCATCTCAAGATCACGCTACCTGATGTTGTAGGGCAAGCCCGCCCGCTGCTTTCGCACATGCACCTGATCGGCGGGGGTGGCAAACGCGAGCGCAGGCCGGAAGAGGATGAACTTGCGCGAATAGTTGAATGGCTGGAATTGAACCGGGGCCGCGTCTATGCCGATGCGGTGCGGTTTGCCGTGATGACGGCCATGCGGCGCGGCGAGATTGTCCGGCTCGAGTGGGGCGGGCTGGATGCCGAAAAGAAGCTGGCCCTCATCAAGAATCGCAAAGACCCGCGCAAGAAAGCTGGTAATGATCAATGGGTGCCGCTCATGAACGGCGCATGGGAACTTGTGCAAGCACAGCCCAATGCTGACGCTCGCATCTTCCCAATTCACGAGCAGACCCTGAGCAAGTATTTCAAGGATGCGTGCAACGCGCTATCCATTCCGGACCTCCATTTCCACGACTTGCGCCACGAGGGTATCAGCCGCCTGTTTGAACAGGGGTTCGATATACCCCGCGTGGCATTGGTCAGTGGTCATAAGAGCTGGAACAACCTCAGGCGCTACGCGCAGCTAAAGCCGGAGGATTTACACGATGGACCTGGCGCGCCTCCTGCCGCCGTGCGTCCAGATACTCCGCAACGTCCCTAGTGTCTGCCCAGCGCTTCCCGCCGTCAATGTACGTGGGAATCAGGAACGTGTTGTCACTCACCTTGCGGCGAATGTTCGGTACGGTGGTGTCCAGAATCTGCGCAAGCTTTTCCAAGTCCACGCGCAGGCCGTGCTGCTCAATCAAGATCATCTGAGTAAGTAAGCTCATTTCATCCCCCTAACCAATTCTTGAGCGATAAAAAGCGACACTCGATCCGATCCTGCACGATCCGGGTGAACGGGATCGCCCATAGTCACGCGGCCCAATGATCGAACGTCGATGAACTGCAAGCCATTTCGCTGTGCAATTTTTCGCTGGATTGCATCGTTGCGTTGTGCTGCTGTGTCGTATGGATCTGGGGCCATCAAAACACCAGCAATAACGACTCGCTTGCCATCCTGTTTGAGTTGAGTAACCAGCCTCTCCATGCCTTGTTGGTGCAGTTCCTCCGGCACGCCAATGATTGCATCGGCATAGCCCAATCGAAGAAGGACTACAGGCTCTCCACCCTTGATCGAAGTCTCTGATGCAGTCAGGCCCGACACAGAGTAGTCCACGGCCTTGATTGCTCCACCAGCGTACTCCGTGAGCCTCTCAACCGGAGTGGGGGATAGGCGGGTGTCTGCGAGATACCCACTCGAAAGCGAATCGCCGTAGATAGCAACAGGTACGGGGGTTTGATCTCCACCACCTCCACCACATGCACAAAGCAGGGCAAGGCAAAGCAATGCGATGAATCGCATGAAATCCTCCAGGCATAAAAAAAGCCCCTTTGCGGGGCTTATTGAAATAGGTTGCTGGGCGGTGGATCGTCTTTGTCTGGCAAGTCTCGATCCTCCAATTCCTCGTCGCGCTCGTCCTGCCAGGGTGTGAACTCCCAGCGCTCGCGCTTATCTCCGCGCTCACGTAGCCTGCGGCTCATGGCATTCCCTTTCCGATAATGGGGCAGTAGTCAGGGCGCATTGCTATATCCATTCACAAGAATGTGTTGCTCGGCTTCGCGCAGTGCGCCTAGCAGTTCAAGACGGTTTTCAACCTTGGAGCACTTGATCTTGAATTGACCAGAGCCTCGGTGAAACGCAAGGACTATCACGGCGTCCGGTTCTTCGTCTTTTGCCTCGTCAAGCGTTTGTTTTGCGTCAACTTTATATGTGTCGAAGGTGAGTGACTTCAATTTGCTCATTGTTGTCGTCCTGTAATGCCATGTTCGGCTTCTGCGCTTTTTATTCCTTGCTCGTAACTCCACCCGCACAAGTCCTCTGATGGTTGCTTCTTGCGCAGCTCTTTAATCTGCTCCGGCGTCAGCGGCTTGCGCCCTCGTGGTGGCTCTGGCCACAGCGGGATTGATGCCAGTTCGCTCTCGCATATAAAGCTGACATTGCGCTCGCCTGTTGCTGCGTTGAAGTTGATCCACGCTGCGGGTTCTGGTGTTTCGTCGTCAGGCCACATGGCTGTCGTCCTTCAAAAATGAGATTTCGGGAACGTCTTTTCGCAGTGCCGCGTACTCAACCTGCACCTTGGCCGATGCGATCATCTTGCCTGCCAGATTGGCAAGCTCTGCGGCTTCGCTGGGCTTGATTTCACCGGCCTTCAGTTGTGCAAATACCTGCGCCAGTTCTGCGCGTAGTTCACTTGCTGTGTTCACGGATGTACCTCTTTATCTTGAGTAGTTCGCGCTGGGCATCTACCAGTGGTTGCGGTATGTCGGCGGATTTCAGTCCTATGCTTTCAGCCAGCATCCGGCGCACGTAGGCGTCGTTCAGCTTGCCGCGCTGGCGGGCCATGTTTTCGCGGCAAACGTCGCGGCGCTTGTCGGGGTTGGCCTTGGCCCACTCTGCGGCGCGGGCCTTCACCGTGTCTGCATGGGCCGCGTACCAATTGCGGTAGTACGCCTGTTGATCCTCGCGCTGGTGGGGTTTGACTGTCTGCGCTGCGTACCATGCGCGTTTTCTAGCGTACTCACATGCGAGACACATGCTGCGGGTGCCTCGGTAGGCGTCGTCAGGCTTGGGCTGGTTGCAGGTGCGGCATGTTTTCATCAGTAGCCCCACGAAATCCTGAAGTCGATCAGCCATAGCACTACAAGAAATTCTTTTCCTCCGGCCATGAAGCCGATGGCGAATACAGGCCACTTGTGCCTCATTGGTTCAATTTCAAACTTGAGTTTTTTCCTCATTCCTGTCTCTCCAAGCTAGCCGCACACACCGGGCAGACATAGGTGACTGTGCGGTGTGGATGTCGCTGCGGTGGGGCGGTGTATAGAGGTGCTGCGCGAAACGTGTTACTGTCGTCTGACTGATGGTGGTTTGCGATGTAGGCCTCAATCTGCGCTTGTGTATCGCAGTGGGAATACAGCTTTCCGTTGCGGTTGCCACCAAAGTAGAACGCGCCCCACGCCACAGGCTCCTGCACCTCCTGCTTGGGTGTGTGCTCTGCCAGTGCGGCGCGGAGGGCGTGAATGGCGTCTATCTCAATGCCGACGGCGTTGTCGTCGTAGGTATCCGTCAATACTTCCAACGCCTTCAGCGCTTGCTGCAATACTTCTCGTAGTGTGCTCATGGCTTTTCCTCCTTGCGCATTGCGTCGATGGTGGCGTCTAGACCAAGGCGGCCATCGTCAACATGGAAGCCGATGCGCCAATACGCGCCAAGCCCTAAACGGTCATACGCCGATTCTTTGTACGCCTTTAAGGCAAGCCACCGATACCGCGCTGCATCGGCCAGCAGCGCATCGCGCTCGGCCTTCCACTCTTCGGCGTCAGTCCTCCACCCCTCAGCGGTGGCATCGCACACTTGTTTGCAGCGTTGAAGTTCCGCATGAAGGCGGCGCAGTTCTTTTGCTGTCTCCACAATAAGCTGTGCGGCGTCCAATTCATCAGCGAGCCGCAGTGCTTCAGGTTGTGTCGTGTCTGTCATGTCTTTTGCTCCAATGCCCATGTAATAGCCTCATGTGCTTCGTTCAGCGCAACGCGCAGCGTTGATAGCTCCATCCATAGATCCATCTCCATTTGCGCGTCATGCGCTCTGGCTTTTTGCAGGAACTCGACAAGCTGCTCTGCTTTAAGAGCTCGGCGCTTCCACTGTTTGAGCGTCGGTTGTGTCGTGTCTGTCATGTCTCAATCTCCAGCACCACATGGCATGAGTGGTGCAGCGTTGATGGTTTTGCAAACCCCAATCGGCGCACGATGTACTGCGTACCGCTGGGCGTGTCGCGCTTGTGTCCGAGGAACTCATAGCGCTCGCCGGTGCGCTTCAAGCGAAAGCGCTGGCCCGGTTGTAGGTTTCGGACGCGGGCAGTCATCCAACTAGCCGATGCACAGTGCGGCTCGCTGGTACAAGATTCAAAAAAAGGCCATTCCAATATGAGTATTTATTCCCGTTAAATCCGGGTGTATCAACTTGATAGAAGCCCTTGCGCACAGGCTTTTGATCGCCTGAGTACCATCCGGTTAGCTTTAGTTTGCTCATTTCATTCCTTCAATAGCTGATTGCATAATGGTGATGGCTTCGCGCAGTACGCTGTAATTAGCCTTTCCTTTTGCCGATACATCTAAGTGCGCTGGAATACCTGCTTGCTGCAAAGCCTCCAACACCTTCACCATGTCTTCTTTGCTTATGGGTGCTGGGTTTGGTTGGAGCGACTTAAGAATGCGCAAAATATCTCGATTGGCAAAGGTTCCGTGCAGTTCGTCGTATTGCGCCTGCGTCAGTGTGTAAGTAGTCAATACTTCTCGTTGTGTGCTCATGGCTTCCCCTCCTTGCGTGAGCGCATGTGGATGTCAATGGCTTCCTCATAAGATTCCGCATCGACCATAACTACATGGCCAGACCAACTGGTCTTGACGGGATACCATTGCGTCAATCCGAGCGCTTCTTTGATTTCGCGCGAACCTTTTTGCGCAATGGCCGCATCACAGACAAACGCCTCCAGCGCTTGCTGGGCGGCTTCGCGTAGTGTGCTCATGGCATTGCCTTTCCAATTTCTGCGGCCATGCGCACCGAAGCCGCACGGCGCGCCGCGTTTTTGTCGTCGTTGTGGCTGGCGAACTTCTCGGCCAGATAGCCGTGCTCGAAGTGGAAAACCTCTACTTGCTCGCGCTCCCACATCACACAGATGGAAAGCGCGGCCTCCAGTTGGGCGCATTGCCCATCGTTGCGCTTTGGGTTCCACGGCACATCACCGCCACCGATAACCGGCTCGACGATGCCCGGCACGAAGTCGGCGCGGTAGTAACCATGCACACCAGCAGCCTTCGCCGCCAGTTCCAGTAGTTCACGGTCTGTCATAGCTTGCCCTCCTTGCGTGCTGCGTCGATGTTCTTCCGAGTGGCGGCTACGCACCTTTGCCCATTACCGCCAACGAGGCCGCTTACTGAGTCAACTCCAAACGATCCGTGAATCGCAATCCAATCCAGTCGAGCCGCATCCTCCGCATCCCCGTTGGGTGTGTGCTCTGCCAGCGCAGAGCGGAGGGCGGCGAGTGATTCGGTTGTGTTGCGCTTTGCCTGCTCAAGTGCAGATTCTGGCCACACCCACTTCTCGTAGTTGTCCCAGCCCTCCAACGCCTTCAGCGCTTGCTGCAATACTTCTCGTTGTGTGCTCATCACTTGCCCTCCTTGCGTGAGCGCATGTGGATGTCAATGGCTTCCTCGTGAGAGTTCGCCTCGACCATCACTACATGACCAGACAAACGGGTTTTGACGGGATAGCTCCGAGTCAAACCAAGCGCTTCTTTGATTTCGCGCAGACCTTTTTGAGCAATTAACGCATCTGATACATAGACAACCTCGCCGTTTTTGATGCCTATCGGTATTTGCCCATAGGCGTTCATTTGTGTCGTGTCTGTCATGTCTCAATCTCCAGCACCACAACATGGCATGAGTGGTGCAGCGTTGATGGTTTTGCAAACCCCAAGCGGCGCACGATGTACTGCGTACCGCTGGGCGTGTCGCGCTTGTGTCCGAGGAACTCATAGCGCTCGCCCGTGCGTTTCAAGCGAAAGCGCTGGCCCGGTTGTAGGTTTCGGACGCGGGTGGTCATGTCAATCCTTGAACGTGGGCAGCGGTGCCCAGTGCGTGTACCAGTTGTCATCCGTGGATAAATTGCCGTACTGCGCAACCCCATAGAGGCGGTTGATGAGTTGTAGCTTCTGGCCGCGTGGGGTTTTTTTGTCGATGAGCCGCCAGTGGTAGCTTTCGTCCACTACTGCGGCCTTGGTGCTGTCCTGCTTCATGCCTTGACAAAAACACCGTTTGGCAAAAGCGTTCCCTTGCGGTCTTTGATTTCGTCGTAAGCCAGCGCAAGGCATTCGGTCAGATCAATGTCCCGCAGTGCGCAGTAGTTGATAAGACAGACCAGTACATCGCCCACACCGTCGCGGATTGCAGGCATGTCCCCTTTGTTTTCCGCGTCGGCAAGCTCACCCATTTCGGAGAAGGCTTTTAGTAACTGTGTGTGCGGTTTTGCGTTGGGGATGATGCGGCGTGCTTCTGCCCACTGGATTACGCTCATTTCAAGTTGCGCAAAGCTCATTACGCCACCTTCAGTTTCTTCTCAGGCTCCAAGAGCCACACGCGCCCCGTGCCGTCATCTCCGTAGCGCAACGCGCTGCGAACAGTCCCGGCCTTCTTGTGGACTTCCAGCCATTTCTTGAGGGCGGTTGCAATCTTGGGCGCAGCGCCTGGAGGGCATTTCAAAGATTGTCCGTATTTCAGCTTGGAAAAAACGGCGGTATATTTGCCCTCCGGCGCTGATCGCGCTACCGGCAATGGATCGTTGCAGATTTCCAATGCGCTCGGATCAATGATCTGTTGTGGCTTGTTGTTCTTGCTCATCTTCTCGCCCGTCCAAGGATTCTTGAGGTTTGCGAATTTTGTTGCCATGTCGGCTCCAATAAAAAAGCCCGACTAAGCGGGCTGGGGTTGTAGTGCGCAGCGGCGGGCTATATCGATTAGCACCCCCCTGAATTCGTCTGGTGTAGCGTTACGAATGCGCGTCTTGTTCTTCCCGCCAACCATTGCCACCACACCAATGCGCCTAGCTTTCTCGTAGCCGTAGCGCTCGATCATCCATTCGGGCAAGCGCTGCTCGCCCCTCGTCCAGTTCAGTTCTGGCAAGGCCAGCGGGCGCACGTTTGCCAGCAGCCATGTCGGCTTCCGGCTGGCGTGCCCGTAGTGCCCCTGCTCCACATAGCACACGGAGTAGCCGCTGCTCGGGTGCCCCATGTCGCTACGCTGCCAGCCCTTGCCGGCCTCTGGCTTGCGCAGTCCGAATGCGTCCCAAGCCTTGCTGTGCGCCGGGTGCTCCAGCACGCCGCCCCAGGTCAGCACCGCGTGCAGCGCAGCTTCAAAGCACCCGCCATCGTCGCCCAGCTTGAATTGGTGCGGCTTGCGCGTGCTGCCGTGCCAGAACCTGCCCCAGCGCTGGCATGGCGGGTGCGCTACCACCGGATGCGGCCCTGCGTATTTTCTGGCGTCCCGCTTTTCGTCCCACGGATCTACGCCAGGCAGCCCGAAGTAAGCGCCATCTGTTTCAACATAAATTGCGGCGATCTGCATTGCTTGCTCCAATAAAAAAGCCCGACTAAGCGGGCTGGTGTGTGGGGTGGGTGCTGGCTAAAACGGAATGTCGTCGTGCATGTCGTCAAAGCCGCTGCCGGTGTTGCTTTTGGGGGCTGGTGCCTGATCTTGCGGTGCGGGTGCAGGGGCGTCTGAGCTGTCAGCCCTCCCGCCAAGCATCCGCATCTGGTCGGCGCGAATATCGGTGGCGTAGTGGTCTACCCCTTCCTTCTGGTACTTGCGGGTGCGCAGCGAGCCTTCGACGTACACCTGCGAACCTTTGCGCAGGTACTGGCCGACGATCTCGGCCAAGCGGCCATAGAACGCAACGCGGTGCCACTCGGTGGCCTCCTTCATCTCGCCGGTCTGCTTGTCCTTCCACCTGTCTGTAGTGGCAATGGTGACGTTTGCCACCTGATCGCCGCTCTCGAATGTGCGGATTTCGGGGTCTCGGCCAAGGTTGCCTAAGATGATGACTTTGTTTACTGATGCCATGATGGCCTTTCTATGCTGCTTTTTTCAGGGTGTCGTTGTGGGCTTTGAGGGCTTTGCGGGTGGGCGCATCAAGGAATGACCAGGCGTAGGTTTTTTCCTCCGGATCCGTCAAACCCTCGTATTCGCCGTAGGCCCCAATAACGTCCTCCCTTGCCATGCACTCCTGAATAGCCGTCACAACGTCATCGCAAACCGATTTGCGCTCTGGGGTAACGTTCGATCCGTCAACAGGGCGATGCCGCACTACTTTTGGAGTGGGGGCTTCTTGCTCTGCATACCCTGATTCCAATGGAAGTTTTGCCCACAATTCGTAGGCCAGGCCAAACGTGAATGCAGCCGCCATACAAACGCCCCGGCGGTGGGTGTCGGTAATGTCCCGCGCTGTGATCTTGTCGACTGGTATCGCGGCGTTACGCACGTCCATGATTGCTTGCGGGACTGGTGGGGTTGTCTCCTCACCTTTGCGAAAACGGATCAACAGATACGCACCGACGGGGGCTTGGTGTAAAACGTACCCGTCTGGCGCGTTGACTAGCTCGGGTTGCCATCCTGGTGCATGTTCGCGCAATAGAGCCATTGTTCGCGACCAATTGATGTAGCTCGCCGTAAATCTGCCCGTGCCGATTTGCTCGACAAGGTTTGCCGTTGCAACCCCGGCTAGGTTTGGAATGGTGTTTGTCATGATTAAAACGGGGGTTTGCGGAAGGTATCGCGCAGTGCGCCGAAGAAGGTGTTATTGATGCGGTTCATGCGATAACACCACCAGTAATGCAGAAGGGTTTCCATGTTTAACGTCCTGAAACGATCCACGCGGATCGAAATGCTTTTTTGAGTGACAAGGTTCTGCGGTAGATGCGGAACAAGCGAAAAAAGTCGATGAAGCGCGTCATGGCATCCCCCACACATACCCAATGAGTGACAGGCTCAGAATGACAAAGAGGCCCAAAAAAACCTCGGTAATGTATCGCTCGGTTGGTGTCATTTGGCCTCCGCTACTGTGTAAGGTTTGCCGCGCTTTGGGATGCACGACAGAACATCTCCATCCCACTGCGCACGCGCTCCAGGCCCGCACACTTGCTGCCCCGCAAACTCGCGGGATGCTTTTGCGGCCTCTTCTTTCTGAATAACCTCAAGCTCTGCGGCCTGCTTAAATTCGTGCCCGTGCTCTTCGGCCTGCATGAATAAAAAAGCGCCGATAACGGCGCTTAGAACGATGGCTGTGAACCAGTTGGGATGTAGTTGGTTCATGGTGCCTCTCCAGTGGCTTTGGAAATGGCCGTGTTGATGCGCTCAACAATGCCTATCGGTACGTCGTACTCGCTCCAGTAGTACGCGGATTGCTTCAGCTCTTGCAGAATTTGCAACAACTCAGGCGCGGCTGCTATCAAGCGGGCGTTTGCTTCGGTAGTCGTAAGTTGTTGATTTAAAAGCGAAACGCTAATTCGCGTTTTGGCCTCCACGGCTTTGAGCCGCCTGATTTCGTCAACGACTTGCCAGAAGGTGCCGCCATGCCAGCCGCAGGCAGCGCATAGCGTGGTTAGTTGCGATTCGCTGATGAGGTCGTTCAGCTGCTTGAATTCGCGCTGCAGCTCTTTGCTGCGCTGTAGTGCTAGATCGCGGCTCATGGCTTGGCCTTTGGGTCTTGGGCAAGGCCGCGCCAAGGTAGTTGTTGAATGTAGGATATGCGGTCCGTGTTTTCCGTCGATGCCGCAACCTCTGCGTTGTCATCGCCTGCTTGCCACGTCTTCCCATTCCAATAGCTAAAGTAGCTGGGGCCGCCGTCTAGCCACCAATCGCGCTCATACACACCCTTGCGCAACGGCTTCACATTGCCGGGAAACCACGGCGTCAATTTCTCTTTGCTCATCCCTTGTACTCCGCGTTAAGCTCTGCATACGTGCTTATCAGGCACTTGATTGCGGCGATTGCATCTACATCGCCCTTGTCTGCACAAGCAACCAATGCTTTAAACACCACAACATCGCAGTCGCGGTATCCCATCGCGTCATACAACCGGCCAAAGTCGCCCTTTTTGACTTGCTCGGTGGTTTCTTCTTCGAGCATTTCAATCGCGCATTGCATGCCCGATTCGTAAGCGCGGCATTCCGCATCAAGCCCAGCGTGGTAGCGCTCGGCGTCATAAACGGGATCGGTGCTGTAGTGATACATGACATGCTCCAATAAAAAAGCCCGCTAAGCGGGCTATGAAAAGAATCGGCGATGCTGTGCGTTAGAGCTTGCTGGCTATAACACAAATAGATCTCGTTCTGGCGAACTGCCGTCCATCCGGACGCGCAAGCTTTTGATCTGTGCGCCATCCCGAAAGAGTTTGAACGCCTTAAAGACCAGTGCTAGCGCATAGCGCTTAGCCAGCTCTTGTTGCTTGTCGGTCTTTGACTCCGTTAATCGATTTCGCAGGTGCAAGATTGGCGAATCTAATGATAGACCCGCTCCAGTGTTCAAAAGCCTAAAGAACTCGCGAGCCAATTCGGCGTTATGCTCTTTGAAAGCGTGCAAACAGAATGCGGCCATTGTTGGGGAGAGGTTTTTCCTGCACCACGGAAGCCTTTCAATCTCCGCAACTGTTTGAGAAAACTCGCGGTCTTCTGCAAGCTCAAGCTGCTGCGCCGTTGTTGGGCTGTGGTCTGGATTGCCGTTTGTTGGGTCGCCCGACTTGCGCCAGATAAAATATATGCGGGTTAATGCCGCTAGGCAGCTGTAGTTTTTTTCGCCACGGATTGCCATGACGTGCCCGGTTGTTCTGGCGGCACCGCCGACATCAATCGTCTCGAAAACGCTATCAGGCAATCCCGTGACTACCAGAGTCATCACAGTCACTCCGGACAAATAAATGGCATACAAGCGATGCTGACCGTCAAGGACAACGCCAGAGTCCGAGATGCGAATCGTGTCTCCGTTCAGAACCCACTCGCCGCGCTTGATTGCCTCGGCCATACGGCCAGCGCGGCGTTTGTCCAGTGGACGATTGCGCGTGTTCATCTTTAGCAATGCCTTTGCCAATTCAGGCGAAATGGCCTTTAACTCCATTTGAAGATGCTTGGTGCTCATCTCTATCTCCTTGTTTGAAACCAAAGCCCTGGCCCGCAAGGCTATGGTTTCGCCCCTGTTGCCAAGGGCTACGTCTACTCTCTACCGGCAGACCCGGTGCACTGCTCAACAGTGCCTGACTTGCTCCCTTGCGGGCATCGCCTCAGACCGACCGTATTGCGGGCCGTTCGCCACCGCTGCTTTGTTTGCTGCGATGGGTGAAGTTTAGCAGGCTTAAAGAAAAGCGCAAGGCTTTTCGTGTAAAAAATTCAGTATGCTAAATACGTATGCAGATACGTAGTACACTTCAGACAACAAAAAACCGCCTCGGTGGGCGGTTGGGGGTGGAGCATGAATGCGGACGGGGGGTTAGTCCCGCCCGCGTTCATTACACCAGGAGCGCAATGATGAGGATGATCGCCTCGACCGGAATCGAGATAGACATCTTCACCTTGCCTGCCTGGACTGCAAGTTGCAGCTTCATGGTTTGTCCCCATGTTGCGCGACCGCAGCACCGGTGCTTGGCCGCCTGTACGGGTGGCCTCGCTTTGGAGGTTACTGAAGTGGTTGAGGGCGTTCGCGTGCAGCCGCGAATCCTCTAGCCTTCATTGGCCTCCTGACGGCGTATAGGCCATACGCCGGGGACGCCGAGAGGGTGGGTGCTGCCAGCTGCATGGCAGCTTGTCCACCCTCTCGGGTATCCCGAAGCTATTGCAAACGTGAAGTGATTGGGGCTTTTCGAATATTGGGCGGTTGGGGGGTGGAGCATGATCCGATTGCTAGGGCAAATTCAGTCTCGGGTAGTTCAGGGGTGCAGGTCGGTGCTGCACAACGGCTGCTTCGTGGTCGTCCACGATCTTCTGAAGGGCGGCTTTTTCAGCACGGACTTTCTCCAAATCCTTCAGCGCGTCATCGCGCGCACGTTGAGCGGTCGCGGCATCAATGCTGAACTTGATTGCCAGGGCAACGGCACCAACGGTGATGCTGCCCAGCAGCGCGACGATAGAAAGCTCTGGCATGGGCATCTACATTAAAAAGCGCCGCATTCTGCGCGGTTGGGGGTGGTGATGAGTCCTTGCTCTGGAATGGATGATGTTGTTAGCCTGGTGGTTGCGCAGCTTGAAGGAGCGCCTCTGCCGATTCGGCTAGCGCTTGAAGCTTGTAATCTGAAGATTGAGAGCCTAGAGCAGCGGATTGCAACCGCTCAAAGGCTGCTTGCAGATCAGGTATCAATCCGGGATCGGTTGACTGCCGCTTTAGAAGCACAACAACAGCAGCAAAAGTAGCGAGTTGTGCTCCGGCTACGGCATCTAGATGCTGGATTTGACTGGGTGTCATGGTTTATTTGTGAGTAGTCGGCTGCTGCTTCGCCTTTCGGCACTCCCGCACATCTACAAACGTCTTCCATTTGTGATCATCCTTGCTCAACCACTGAAGGTTAGACGGGTGATCCGCCCCCCCCGCACAAAGTGGGACGATGTGATCCACATCCCAGCCAGGACAAGCGCCACGCTTTAGCCCGGTGGAGGGGCAGGGGTGTTCGGCGCGGAAAGCCCTCACCTGGGCGGCATCGCGGGGGATGCGGGCTTGTGCTGTGAGGGATAGGGCCAGGAGGATGAGGGCGGCGAGCCTCACCGGCAAAGCCGCGAAATCAAAACATGCGAGTTGCTTGCGTGGTGAATCCAGCGGGCAAAAGCAGTCCGCACGGAATTCCTTGCGTAGCGCCTAGTTGTGTCTGCGATGAGGACAAGATACGCCCCGTGACAAAACCGGGTGCCATATCAAGCTGGATTGTCACATTACAAGCGTTCATGAACGTACCGCCCGTCAGGACGGCCCGGTTGCCAATGATTTGTCCTACTTGCACCTCCCATTGATAGATGGCCGGAGGGAACAATCGCACGCCGCCATACCAAAAAAACACGCCGCCATCGGTTGGCGTTCCTGTGTACGTGGTCATCAAAAGCGTGTTGCCGTTTTGATGCAGCGAGTAAAAAACTTGGTTGTTGATCGTGTTTTGGTACACGCCATCAAACTGACCGCCAGCAGCCATTGCAGCACTAGACGCAGCCAGCAGGGCCGCAGCAATCATCTTCTTCATTGATCATCCTTTTTGGGCTTTGCCCGTTGGTTGCTAAAACTCTTCTCCGCGCCAGACCTCTACGACCCGCGCCAAAACCTTGAAATCCATCCCTTCGCTGGTGTCGAAGGGGTCATAGCTTTCCGCCGTTGCGGTATTCAATGACCCGGCCAATCACCCGCACAGCCGGATCGTCAATTTCAATTGTGGGATATGCCGGGTTCAGCGGCTTGAGAAACCATCGCCCGCCGTCATAGGTCAGGCGCTTGAAGGTCGCTTGCTGGGTGTCCACATCCTTTGCCACCACGTAATCACCCGGCCCAGCAGCCCTATTGGGGTCCACGATGATGATCGTGCCCGATGGAAACGACAAATCCCCTGGATGCGGACTTGTCATGCTCTCCCCCTCAACAACCAATGCAAACGCGCTATCGCTCGGTGTCGAGCTAAAAGCATCCTCCCAGTGATCGGCCTCCCCAGCCGCAAAAGTGTCTTGCACATCACTCCAGCATCCAGCTTGAACCCAAGAAATTAGCGGCACTCGTTTGCGAGCCTGTACCGCAATGACATTGCTTACCGGGGCCATCTTTGGGCCTTTGCCTGTAGCAATCCATACAGCGCTGAAGCCTGTGACAGCCTGTATTCCTGCCGCTGAATCCGCCTTGATGTCTTTGGTTTCCCCCGAAATCCATTGCGTCACTGCGGCCGCTGACTTTCCGGCTGCGCGGGCGAGCGCGGACTTCTTGTAGCCAGCGTCAACGATTTCCTGAATTCTGGTGCTCAACGACATTTCGGAAATTAAGCCATCTAAACTATTTAGCATGCTTGCGCTTACGTGCTTTAGTATGCTAAAGTCACGGCACTATGAAGACGCGACAAGCAATCGAACTGGCGGGCAGCGCCGCATCCTTGGCGAAGCTCCTTGGGATCACGCCTAGCGCGATCACGCAATGGGGCGAAAACGTGCCCGAGAAACGCGTGTGGCAAATGCGCTTGCTCAAGCCGCGCTGGTTCCGCAAATCCAAGCCCACCGCTATGGAGGCTGTCAATGCTTAAGAGGCTTCTACGCGCGCTCTCACAAAAGCATTCCACCAATGCACTAGCGCCAGCTCCACAAAGCGCCAAGTCAGAGCAACTGCTGCAAGGGGTGCAAAGCCTGCTGTCAACAAGGCCTGGATCACCTGTTGTAGTGGCCCAGGCTGAAAAAGGTACGCAATCAACGCTGCCAACGCAATGGAGTACCAAATGACGAACGTCGCCAGCAACGCGATCAGGCGCATCAGTGCGTCGCATTTCAGTAACAGGACTGCCGTTTCCTTTGAGTTCACGGTTCTCACTTTGTCCATGACTGTTCCTTTCGTTGGAACCCGCGAATCTAACCCCTCCGCTATGGAGGTTGCACATGGTTGACCCAAGGCACGACCCGATTGGCTGGCTCATGGAGCAGCAGACAAGCCAGGAGCCGGTTAGCCAATTGGATCGGGTAGAGCGCTTGCTGTTGCGGTTGCTGGCAGAAATCCAAATTGCTCGTTTCGATCCGCTCTCAGCATGTAAAGCACGTCCGATGGCGGCACAAACAACGTCAGCGCGTGGCTTCTTTCCCCCACCAACGGATGCAGCTGGAGAAAGCCAAAAGACGTCTCCAGTACCTCGCTGCAACGAATCGCCGCGCAAGGCCAAAGCGGGTTCTGAATCATGACTGCCTCGAACGTGTTTAGGTCGATTGGCACATCTGGTCGGAAGACCACGCTGAATACCGGCTTCATGGCTGCCCCTTTCGGCATTGGTTGTGTAGGAGCTACCAATGTATGCCGTCAGCGGGTGGGCACCTATTGCAAAGACTTGTTTTCTGTCCATGGCAGCAAGTCTCCTTTTTTTGCCCAAAAGCATCACCCCTAAACACCCCTAAGAGTTACGGAGCCTTCCATGAAGCTGTTCTACGACGACGAATACGACGCGATTGCTACAGCCATCGGCAATAGCGGCAAGCCTTTTAAGCTGGTTGCTGCTCACATGTTCCCGGACATGAAGCCCGAAAGCGCATACGCCCGCCTGAAGGATTGCTGCAACCCGACAGGAACACAAAAGCTGTCGTTCGGCCAAGTCATGCGCTTGATGGCTTATTGCGAGTGCTATGACCCGCTGTACCACGCATGTGACGACACGCTGCACGCCCGACCAGATCGCAAGGCACCAGAGGACGAGGCGGTGAAGCTCGCGGAAGTCATGAACAACGCCGCGCAAACGATGGAACGCGCCATGCGGGCAATGGAACACCTCAAGGCCCGTGGCGGCATCCGGGCGGTTGCATGAGCCTCTGGAACCCCCGCAAGCCCCTGAATCAACCGCCTCACTTCGGCCTGGTTGCCGCCCGCTCAGAGATCAAGCGCGATGACGTTGCAGCCGCAGCGAAGAACGCTATTCAAGCAGCGCAGTTTGCGCGCACTGAAAAAACGACGCGCCTGGGCGGTAGGGCAGTCGTGAAGGTTTAACGGTGAAGCCTGCCGCCGAAAGTGCAGGCGAAAAAAAGCCGGTCAAAGGGCTGCAACCCGACCGGCCTTCTCAAACAACGAGGAAATTATGACTCAACATCATTTGATCGTCAAACGTTTGCGTCGCGGCTGGACAACGGGACTCGATGCCTTGCGCGACTGCGGAACCATGAAGCTCGCCACCCGCGTGTCCGAGCTGCGCCGTGCTGGCTGGGCCATCGCTGACAAGTGGGTGGAGGTCGGCGGCAAGCGCTTTAAGGCTTACAAGCTGGTGAAGGCCTGATGAACTATTACCCGTTCCACATTGGCGACTACTTGAGCGCTACCCGGCATTTGAGCTGGGAAGAAGACGCGGCATACCGCCGCCTTCTTGACACTTACTACACCACTGAAAAGCCGCTGCCGCTGGATTTTCGCGCAGTGTGCCGCCTGGTGCTGGCCCAAACCGAAAGCCAGCGCGAAGCGGTTGAAACGGTGCTGCAAGAGTTCTTTGAGAAGACTGAAAACGGCTGGATCAACCGCCGCGCAGACGCAGAGATTGATGCCATGCGCGTAAAGCAGCAGAAGCAACGCGACAAAGCAAACAAGCGTTGGCATTTGCCAGCGCAGGAGCGCGGCAATGCATCGGCAATGCCGCAGCATGGTGAGGGCGATGCCACGGCACAAAAAAACGATGCCGATGCAATGCCACCAACACCAACACCAACACCAACACCAACACCAACACCAACACCAATTAATACTCCTTCTGACGAAGGAGTAAAGCGCAAGCGCTCCAGCCATGCGCCTGCCAAGCCCGATGACGTTGAGCCGCAAACCTGGGCCGACTGGCTCGACCTTCGCAAGGCCAAACGCGCCCCGGTGACGACGACCGTTGTGGACGAAGCCCGCCGCGAGTGTTCGAAGGCCGGGATGACGCTGGAAAACTTTTTGCGCGTCTGGTGTCGCCGTGGCTCGCAAGGGTTGGAGGCGGCATGGCTCAAGCCCGACGAACGGCAGGTGCAAGCCACTGGCGAAACACCCTACCAGCGCTCGATGCGCGAGCGAATGCGGGAGGTTGTGCCAGAGATCGCCCGCAAGGCCCCTGCCGTGCAGGACGCCACAGAATTTTTCCGCACCGTCGAAGGCGCATCCCGCGTGATCGACGTGCAAACGCTGGGGGTGTCATGAGCCTGCCTTCAGCCTGGACGGACAGGATTTTTACCAAGCTCACGCTGGCCTATGGCCGGGACTTTATTTCGCGCTGGGAAGGCATCGATTTAAACGACGTCAAAAGCGATTGGAGCCACGAGCTAGCGGGGTTTGAAGCACACCCCGAGGCTATCGCCCACGCACTGGCGAACCTGCCACCAAAGCCGCCATCGGTGATCGAGTTCCGCGCTATTGCCCGACGCGCACCGCAGATTGACACGCCCCGTCTGGAGGCCCCAAAGGCTGATCCAACCAATGTTGCAGCGGAGATCGCAAAGCAAACGGGATTGCGCGAAGCACTGGCACCAAAACACAACCCGAAGGAATGGGCGCAACGCATTTTGGCGCGTGAACAGGCAGGCGAAAAGATTCGCCCGATCACGCTCAGATTCGCGAAAGAAGCCCTTGGAATGGAAGGAAAGATGTCATGGCAATGAACCGCGAAAAAGCAAACCGACTGCTTGACTTGGTTCGAGCGGGCCACCCGATACCGGAAAGCGAAATCTTGTTTGCGCTTTGGATTACCGGCGATTTGATGGGGGATCGATGACATGTTCGACATGCAAGCACTGGCTACCAAAAGCATCCGGGGAAATGGCAAAGCACCGTTTTGCAATCTGTGCCAACGGCCCGCGATACAAGTTTTTGCCGCCACACGCAATGTGCCAAAAGCACACGGAAGCAGAACAAAAAGTAATCGAAGCGCGGATAGCGTGGATCAGCAAGGGGTGACGTTATGACTATCGGAGTCTTTTTGCCAGAAGGCATCGAATCCGGGGTATGCCTTGATATTGCGCGCCGACAGAAGATGGGAATGGCGAAGTACGGAACCACCGTCGCAGAAAACCCGCTTTCGCTCAGGCAATGGCTCAACCACGCATACGAAGAGGCGCTAGATCAGGCGATATACCTCAAACGCGCCATTGCAGAGATTGACGCACAGGAGGCTAGACGAAATGGGTAACTACATCACAACACGCGCTCGCTTTGATGCGTTATGGGACAAGGCAGAGCGGTTAAAAAATGCTGGAGAGCCAGCGAAAAGGGATCCGGATCTTGATGGATACGATGGATGTTTGATTTGTTTGACAGACGACGAATACAGACAGTTGGAAAGGCTGCGCATTGAACTCGAAGGATTTGATAGGCGGAGTGTGAGCAATGGCTGAACGTCTAACCCTGAGCCTTTACAACGCTCAGCAGGGCTATCAAGCCATCAAAACCGCATGGCTGCACGCTAAGGGATGGTTGCTCGCTGGCGATCAGCGATTGACGCTGGAGATTCGCCCGGAGAAGCGAAGTGACGCGCAGAACCGTTTATTGCACGCCTGCCTGAGTGAGATCAGCAAGCAAGTCGAATGGGCTGGTGCGAGGCGAGACGTTGACACATGGAAGCGCCTATTTACCGCCGCATGGCTTCGCGCCCGGGGTGAGCCTATTGAGATGCTGCCTGCTTTGGATGGGCATGGCGTTGACATTGTTTTTTGCAGAACGAGCCAACTTAGCAAAGCCGAGTGCGCGGAGCTTTCGGAGTTTGTGATGGCATGGGCAGCAGAGCGGGGCATTTATATGCCAGCGCCGGAGGGGTGGCAATGAGCGACTACATCGAGCCAATTAATGACATTTTTGAAATCGACGATGAGCAATGCGTCGCTGGTTATCTGGCTGGATGCGGGTTTAAGGCCACGGACTACACGCAAAAAAGCCGCAGTTATTGGCACGGATACCGCAATGGGCGGGCAGACAAGGGGCTTGAGCCGCCAAGCCCGCAGTCACAAGCTTTCGCCCGCCAGATGGTTGCCGCATGGCGCTCAAAAGGTATGCACTGATATGAGGCTTGAAACAGATACTGGCAAGGCAGTCAAGGCCAATCGAGATGCTGGCAAACGCGAGCCACTACGCACCATTTCTGAATTGGCCGATGAGTTTGGAGTTACAAAACAGAGGCTCGGGATGGCTCTTGCGAAGCCAGGAGCGCCGCAGCCTGTGTTTGATGGAAGTAAGACGTACAACATCATAAAAGCCAAATGGTTTAAGCCTTCTGAGGTTCGCGCTTGGTGGAGAAGTAATTATGCTGATTTACAAAAACCCAAAAGCTAAATCATGCGAAGTCTGCGAACGGTTGTTTGTGCCGGATCGAATGGGGCAGCTTGTGTGCAGGCCAGCGTGTGCATTGAAAAAGGTGCGCCAGGCCAAGGTGGAAGAACGAGCCAAGATCAAAACGCGCCGCGAGAAGGCCAAGACTACCGGACAGCGCAAGGCCGAAGCCCAAGCCGCGATAAATAAATGGGTTGTTCATGTGCGCTACAGGGATCAGCCGTGCATTTCTTGCGGGCGGTTTCATGAGGGCATGTACCACGCTGGACATTACCGCAGCCGTGGAAGCGCGCCGCACCTTGCCCTAGATCCGCGCAATCTGCACAAGCAATGCGCCCCGTGCAATCTGCATTTGCACGGGAACTTGATTGAGTACCGCAAGGGATTGATTGCCCGATATGGGATTTCCCATGTCGAGGAGTTGGAGTCCGATCAGACGCCACGCCATCTAAGCCATGACGACATAGATGCCATCCGAGACACCTACCGGGCAAAACGCAAGGAGTTCAAGCCATGAAGTGCCCCACATGCCAAGCCTGGGCCGAAGTCCTCGAAACACGGCAAAGGGATGACGGCACAAAGTACCGCCGATACGAGTGCGCCAACCTGCACCGTTTTACAACAACCGAAACACCCGTAACACCCGTAACAAAGGAGAGCCATGCGAAACGAGCAAAACGACATCCTCGACTCTCTGTTGTCGGAGTGGCACCACTGGGCACGCTCTGAGCCTTTGCAGCCGACACGATGCGCCGATCCAATGTTCAGGAACGCCAAAAGCTCGAAGGGCTGGGACAGTACATCGGAGGTTATCGAGGATGAGATACGCGACAAGACGATGAGGGCAATCGACTTTGAGGTTAGCGAAATGAAAGATCCTCACCGTTCCGCCATCTACATCCATGCAAGGAACTGCTACACAGGCCGCAAGGTTTGGCTGTCCCCCCGCCTGCCAAACGATCCGATGGAGTGTGCATTGATCGTCATGGAAGCCAGGAACGAGCTAACCAGAAGGCTTTTGAGTGCTGGGATCATGTAAAAACACTACCCGTAGTGATTGCAACGCCAGTTTGTTTTTTGCACAATTACCGTCGGGTTGCATAGGTGCGCCCAAAATTTCCAAGCCCGTATGGTTCGCCCAGCGGGCTTTGTGCTTTCTGCGGGCCGCTACACACACCACGAAGGCTTTGTCCTACTGGTAGCGCGCCCGCACCTATCGCCCCCGCTCGACGATTAGCCAGCAATTGATGCTCACGGGTAAATGAGCAGTCTCCTTAAGCCACAAGCTGCCGGTGCTGGTGCAGCGAACAGTACGCCCAGCCCTGAGGCAATCTGATGGGCGCTTACGAGGGAATGCAATGCAAAACAGTGAAAACGCTTATCAGCGTGTGGAGGCTGCAATCCGTGAAGCTGAACTGTCGGGGGCGCGATGTGAGCCACTTTCCGAAAATGCCGCACAGTACGCAGCCGCCTTCGATGGCATGTGGGTGAACGGCCGGCCCGTTGCAAACCCTATCCGGCAAGCCTACGAACACGGTCGCCAGTGCAAGGAAAGCGCATGAGGCTATAGCGCCAACTCTCACTTCGGACGAGCCGTAAGGAATCCGAGCTATGAACACCGAAAACACCGGCAAACTGCCAAAAACTGCCAAGCGCCCGCAACCCAAGGGCGGTAGCCGCAAGGGCGTCCCAAACAAAAACACGGGGCTGATCCGCGAGATGATCGCTAAAGCCCTGGAAGAGGCGGGCGGCGTGGATTACTTGGTTGATTGCGCCCGCGATCCGCGTAGCAAGTCTGCCTTTTTGGGCTTGTTGGGCAAAGTGATGCCGGTGCAGGTTGATGGAGACGTTAACGCAAAGGTGACTGGCTCGATTGAAGTCCGCTTCGTCAAGCCATGAGCGTCGATTTCCCGGACAGGCTGGCATTCTTGTTTGAGCCAGCCCGGTACAAGTGCGCCTACGGTGGCCGGGGATCGGGTAAGTCGTGGGGCTTTGCTCGAGCATTGTTACTTGAGGGCGCTCAGAAAACGATCAGGGTGTTGTGTACCCGTGAAGTGCAAAAGTCGCTTGCGGATTCTGTTCACAAGCTATTGAGTGATCAGATAGAGGCGATGGGGCTGTCTGGGTTCTATGAAGTGCAGCAAACAGTTATCCGGGGCAAGAACGGAACCGAGTTCACGTTTGCTGGGTTGCAGCAACACACAGTCGATTCGATCAAGTCTTACGAGGGTGTTGATCGTGTGTGGGTGGAGGAAGCTCACGCGGTAAGCAAGAAAAGCTGGGATGTGCTTTTGCCCACGATCCGCAAGCCGGGTTCCGAAGTGTGGGTGACGTTCAACCCACAACTAGAAAGTGACGAGACATACAAGCGGTTCGTCACAAGCCCGCCGCCTGATTGTGTTGCGGTGCTGATGAACTACACGGAAAACCCGTGGTTTCCCCAAGTTCTGGAAAACGAGCGCAGACACGCTCAGGCCACGATGAAGCCGGAAGAATACGGACACATCTGGGAGGGCAAGTGCATGCCCGCAGTGCACGGGGCCATCTACTTTGACGAAGTGGCAGACGCAGAGGCAAAAGGCCGCATTCGTGATGTTCCGGTGGATCCTTTGCTCAAAACGCACGCGGTGTGGGACTTGGGCTGGAACGACAGCATGTCGATCATCCTGGTTCAGCGCTCAGCGTCAGAACTTCGGATCGTGGACTACATCGAGGGATCGCACAGAACGCTAGCCGACTACGCCGCCGACTTGAAAGCGATGCCCTTGAATTGGGGTAACGACTACCTGCCCCACGATGGGTTCACCAAGGATTTCAAGACGGGCAAAAGTGCTCAGGAAATCTTGCAAGCCCTACAGCGAAAGCCGGTGGGTGATGTTCAAAACCCCGGTGTTCCACGAATGGATATCGAGCAAGGGATCAGAGCGACGCGCATGGTTTTTTCGCGTTGCTACTTTGACAAGAATAAAACCGGGCGGCTGATTGAGTGCTTAAAGAGATACAGACGACATATCAATCAGCAAACAAACGAGCCAGGGCAACCCCTGCACGACGAATACAGCCACGGCGCTGACGCTTTTCGCTATCTCGCATTGGTGGCCGATCAGCTAAGCAATGACGAGTGGGGCGGGAAGATCAACTATCAGAACTACGGCTACTCCTGAAAACAAATGGCTAAATACTCAAAACCCGAGCTATCCGCATTGCTGGAGAAAGAGCTTCGGCAGTCATTGGGCGCGCCGGGCACGGAGATCAGCCGCATCCGTCTTCGCAATCTCCAATACTATAAAGCAGAGGCGACGGGCGAGCTTTCCGCGCCTGACATTCCAGATCGCTCCAGCATCGTGTCTTCGGACGTTGCCGACACGGTTAACTGGATGCTCCCCGCTTTGCTGCGCCCGTTTGTGCAGTCCCAGGATGCGATGGAGTGCGAGCCTTCCCGGCCTGAATTTTCGGAGCAGACAAAACTCGCCAGCGAGTACCTCAAAGTCCTGTTTTGGAAGCGCAATCGCGGATTCAACGTCCTCCACCAGTGGTTCATGGACGGCCTGATCCAAAAGGTAGGCTTTGCAAAGGTGTTTTGGGAAGAGTACGAGGAAGACGCGGAAGAGCATTACAAAGGCTTGCTACCCGAGCAAGTGGAAGAGTTGCTCAAAGATTCAGATGTGCAGCCGGTAGACAAAGAAGCCTCAACAATCATGGTCGAAGGCCAAGAAATCGAGGTTTTTGATATCACCGTCAAGCGCGTGCAGAAGAAGGGCCGTTGCCGCGTGCTTGGCTGCCCCCCGGAAGAAATGCGCGTGCACCCACGTTCGCGCTATGGCGAGCCGCTGACGTTTATTGCTCAGCAGTTCTACAAGACAAAAGCAGAGCTGGAGGCCGATGGCTACGACTTGGACAATGTAGCCGCCAATGATGGTTGGCACATGGAGCAGATCGAGCGCGCATCGACTCAGACGCCGTGGTTCTTCGATCAATCGGACGGTGAGTTGCAGCGCTACCTATGCTCTGAGTGCTATATAAAGTTAGATCAGGACGACGATGGCATCCCCGAGTGGCGCAAAGTCTTCATGATTGGCAGCACGGTGAAAGACGATGAGAAGGTTGACGATCATCCCTTCGTGTTCTTCTGCCCCAATCCAATGCCGCATGTGTTCTTTGGGGAATGCCCAGCGGATCAGGCATTGCAACCGCAACGACTTCGCACATCGCTGATGCGTGCCGTTGCTGACAATGTGTACCTGTCAGTGAACCAGCGAACAGGCATCGTCGAGGGCCAAGTGAACTTGGACGACTTGCTCAACAACCGTCCCGGCGGTGTTGTTCGCATGAAGTCGCTCAATGCTTTGCAGCCAATCCCGCAAGGCGGTTTGGATAAGAGCGCGTGGCAGTTTGTGGAGTGGGGCGAGCAATGGAAAGAGCAGCGCACGGGCTTCACGCGCTACTCACAGGGCATGAGTGCTGACGCGCTGAACCCCACGGCCACTGGTGTTTCGCTCATCACCGAAAAAGCGGATCAGCGCATGGAACTGATGGCGCGAGTAGCCGCCGAATCAGTGCGCAATTTGTTCGAAAAGCTGATGAAATGCGTCTGCCGCTATCAAAGCAAGGCAGATCAGGTGGAGCTTTTTGGGCAGTGGTTGATGATCGACCCGCGCGAGTGGGTTGACGGCTTTCATGTGCATATCAATGTGGGGCTTGGCACTGGATCAAAGGACAAGATCAGCGCTGTAATGGCGCAGATTTTCCAGATGCAAGGCCCGTTGGTGCAAAACGGCGCAATCCCCCCCCAGGCTGTGATCCTGGCGGCACGGAAGTTTGCAGAAGGCGCAGGAATTACCTCGCCAGAGCAGTATTTCCCCGACGTTCAACCAAAGCCACCACAGCCAGGGCCAATGCAGATTGAGCAAATGAAAGCGCAGGCCAAGGCGCAATCAGAACTCCAAGCAAAGCAAATGGAGTTCCAGCTCGAGCGCGAACGGATGCAGATGCAAACCGAGGTGGATCGCAACCGCCAAACCGTAGAGGCACAGCAGCAAGCCGCACGAGCGCAGCTTGAAATGCAGTTAGAGCAGTTCAAGGCCGAGCAGCAAATGGCGCTGGAGCGCGTGAAGGCCGAGATGAACGCTCAGACGCAGCTTGAGATTGCCCGTATCAACGCACAAGCCAAGCTAATCGGCGCTCAGGTATCGGCCAACAGCATCGCAACCCCTGCACAAGACGTTGCAGCAGATCAGGCATTGAGCACATGAACGATCTTGAACACGTTCACCGCGCAGCCCATGCGACTGCGCTCCAAGAAAACCCCGTTTTGCAAGAGGCACTGGAAGCATGGATAAAAGACTTGATGACAGCGTGGGAGAACAGCCCAGCCCGCGACGCGGAAGGCCGCGAAAAACTGTTCCTGATGGTTCACGCATCCAAGCAGTTCCAGAAGTACGTCCAGACGCTGGTGGACAACGGGAAGATAGTGACAGATCCGGCCATAGCGTCAGCTTCGAGCAGCTGGAGAAACTGGCTGAATCGCTAAGCGACGCCGGTCAAGTGGTGACACAAATTCACCACTTGGGGAAGGGCCGCGAATGGTCCTATTGGGGCATCGGATGCACCACGATTTCAAACGCTGACGCCGATTGCGTCATCACTACAGACGGCAAGCGACACACAGTAACCGGCTGAACAGCACCCAGCCGCTAGAGCCTCCTTCGGGAGGCTTTTTCATTGGTGCAAGGGCATCGCTGAGAAGCGCCCCCAAGGAAAAGTGATGGAAGAAAACAGCAGTGCTGTATCAGCACCGAGCACGTTTGATTCAGTCGCTGACGCAGTTGCAGAGCTTGATCGCCGCGATACGGCACGAGCAGACGCACGCGCAGCGGAAAAAGCGGCCAAAGCCGCACCGCCAGAGGAAACACCGGCAAGCGAGCCGGATACCGATGCGCCAGCGTCTGAGTCTGAGCCGGATGAGCCGGGAGCGGACTATGACGCATCGGATGAAGTAGCGACCGACGAAGAACAAGCCGCCGAGCCGCAAGAACGCATCACCGTCAATCTTGACGGGAAAGAGATCGAGATTCCGAAAGGAACGCCTCGCCCCCTTGTTGATGCGGTCAAGAAGCTGGAAAGCGACTTCCGAGCGGACTACACCCGCAAAACCCAAGAAGTAGCCGCAGAGCGCCAGCAGGTACACGCTGCCTATCAGCAGACCGCGCAACTCTCGCAGCAACTCCAGCAAACCCAAGCCGTATTGGCGCAGTTTTACCAACAAACGATTGGTGAGCCGCCCACCTTGGAGCTTGCCCAGACTGACCCGCAAAGCTACCTCATCCAGCGCGAAATGCACGCCCAACGGGTGCAGCAATTCCAGCAGTTGATGGGCCACGGGCAGCAGCTCAGCGCACAACAGCAAGCGATGTTGCAGCACCAGCAGCAACAAGCCCTCGCCGCTGAGTTTGAAAAGGCCGCAAAAGCACTGCCAGAAATGGCAGACCCAGCCAAACGAGCGCAACTCACCCAACGCTTTGTCGGGGTGATCAGCAAGTACGGCTACTCAGCACACGACATCGCAAACGTTGGCGACCACCGCCTGTTGCTGATGCTGCGCGACCTCGAAAAGCACCACGGACGGCAACAAGCAGCCGGAACCGTGAAGGAAAAGCTGGCGAACGTCCCCCCACGGGTGAACAAGCCAGGCACAGCCACACAAGACGGCGGGCGCAGCGCCAAAGCAGCGCAAGCCAAACAGCAATTCATGAGGTCAGGCCGAACGCTTAAAGACGTTCAGCGCTACCTCTCTCAATCGGAGTAATTCCAAATGCCAGCAAATGCATTTCTGACCAATGCGTCAATCGGTAACCGCGAGGACTTGGTTGACATCATCTATAACACCGCCCCCACCGATACGCCGCTGATTTCGGCCATCGACAAGGTAAAGGCAACCGCTGTTACCCACGAATGGCAGCGCGATGTGCTCGCAGCCCCGGCTAACAACGCCGTGGCCGAAGGCGCAGACGCTACCTATACGGCAGTGGTGGCAACGCAGCGACTGTCTAACCAAACCCAGATCAGCCGCAAGACGTTCTCCATCTCTGACACGCAAGAACGCGTGAGCAAGGCGGGACGTAAGTCGGAAATCCGCTACCAAACCGTCAAGCAGGGCAAAGAACTGCGCAAGGACATGGAACTGGCGCTGATCGAAAACGGCACGCTCACCACTGGCGCAACCCGCCAGACCCGTGGCTTGCGTGGTTGGATCGTTACCGGATCGTCCTCTGGCGCGTCTGGTGCGGCACCAAACTTCGGCACCAACACTGCACCAACGGACGGCACGCTTCGCACCTTTACCGAAGCTCTGATGCGTACTGCGGCCCTGTCGGCCTACAACAACGGCGGCAACATCTCGATGCTGATGGTTCACCCGTCGATCAAGCAGAACATCTCTGCCACCTTCACGGGTGCTGGTACCAAGTTCAACAAGGGCGAAACCAACCAGCTCAACACGGCTTGGGATGTGATCCGGACTGACTTCGGTGACTTGGACATCGTCCCCAATCGTGTGATGCAGCGTACCCGTGAGGCGTATTACATCGATCCAGACTTGTGCGCTCTGGCCGTGCTGCGCGACATGGAAGACCAGGAACTCGCCCGCATCGGCTCTGCCCGCAACTTCATGATCGAAAGCGAATACGCGCTCGAACTTCGTGAAGAACGCGGCCTTGCTGTTACCCGCGATATCCAGTAACCAACGTCACTACAGAACAGCCCTCCAGGGGAAACCTTGGGGGGCTTTTTTTATGACCGTCCAAACGTTCTACAAGCAAGAAGACGATCGCATCATCGTCACTCGCGCACAAAACGTGGGGGCCATTGTTGATCGCGCAAAAGCGCTGTCTAACGAGGGTTTTCACGGCAGGCCAGGCGCTCGCGTTGTGGCCTCCATCCCGCCAGTAGTCATTGAGCACTACTGCAACGTCAAAGGCATCACGTTTCAGAAGTGGTGCACCGACCCAGAGATCCGCAAGAAGTTTCTCAACGATCCAGATTACGCGGATCTACGCATTTGGAAAGGCAAGGTATGAAGCGCGCAGATGTCATCACGATTGCAATAAATGGAACAACCGTTACCACGGGCGCAACCTCTGCCGCAGTGGCAATCCCTGTCAATCAATCCGGCCTTCGCCCTCTGTATATCCGCGTTGCTGCCACGAACGAAAGTTACGTGCGGTTGGGCGGCTCAACGGTTGCAGCCACGGCAAATAGCTTGCTGATTCAGCCCGCCGACGCCGCCTTGCTTGCTGTGGGCGGGCATACGCACATCGCGCACATTCAAGGCCAGGCCCCAGGCCGCGTGAACATCACCCCGCTGGAGGACTTCTAACCATGTCAATGACATGGCGGCAGATCAAGGATGCGGTAGCGGCTTACTCGCACCGCACCGACCTGGAAAGCCTGATGCCGACTTTCCGCGAGCTTGCAGAGCAGCGCATATACACAGGCGCGGCAGAGGGCGATGTACCGCCTCTTCGGCTGTCTACCATGCTCACGGTACTCAATCCGTCGCCCGCCAATCTGCCCAGCGATTTTCTGGAAATGAAGCGTGTTTCGGCGGTGATGTCGCCCACCTACAAAAAGCCGCTTGACTTCAAGCCGCTGGAAAACATGGGCGAGCGTGAAACCGCAGCCGGAGCGCCTTCGTTCTTTTCATTGCGCGGCAACACTCTGGTTTATTCGCCCACGTTCTCGCAGGATGTGGAAATCATCTACTACGCCGCGTTCCCCAGCCTGGTTGCAGATAGCGACACCAACTGGCTAAGCATCAACGCGCCAGCCGTTTACATCTCCGCACTGCTTATCGAAGTGGGCTACTACACCCGCGACGACTTACTCACACAACGCGAACAGGCCCGATTCGCTTCAACCATGAACAGCCTGCAAGCCCAAGACGATGGTAACAAGCATTCCGGGGCGCAGCTTCGGATCATGCAAGACGCACGGAGGCTCATCTAATGACCGTCGAAACCGCCTCCTTCATTTCCCAGCTAGACGCAACCCTCCCCGCATCGGGTGATCCAAAAAGCGAAGGTGATAACCATCTGAGGTTGGTGAAATCCGTCCTTAAAGCGCAGTTTCCCAACTTCGGCACCAACGCGGTGACTCCAACTGCAACCGAGGTTAACTACCTTGTCGGCGTCACTTCGGCAATTCAAACGCAGATCAACGCGCTGGCCACAGCCAAGTCCGACAAGTCAGGCTCCACCTACACAGGCACGCATGATTTTTCTGGGGCTACGCTGCAAGCGCTCACCCCCACAGCGGGGGATGCAACGACAAAGGTAGCGACGACTGCTTTTGTGGCCTCTACGGCCTTTGCTGGCGTGCTACCGGGCCAAACCGGCAATGCGGGCAGGTTTGTCACTACCAGCGGCACGGCGGCAAGCTGGGGTTCGGTGGCGGGTGTGACTACGTTAATTTCCACCAACACAGCAGCGCAAAACGGCTATCTCTACGTCTTAACCGCATCGCTCACCCTCACCCTGCCTGCATCTCCCTCCGCTGGGGATTGGGTGGCTGTCGTCAACCGCAGCAACACAGCAACCCCCGTCATCGCCCGCAATGCACAAAACATCATGGGCCTTGCGGAAGACATGACGCTCAATAACACCCTCGCCCGCATCAACCTTGTTTTTGCAGATGCAACACGCGGCTGGGTGCTGACCTAAAGGACTACCAATGAGCGCATTGAGCCAATTTCTTATCAGTGGTGGTGGAAAACTCCGCTACCAAGAATTCCTTGCTTCCGGCACGTTCACCCCCCCGGCGGGTTTGATCTCTAACGGCGGGCAGTGCCTCGTCATGCTCGTTGGCGGTGGGGGTGGTGGTGGTACGGGTACTGCATCGTCCGCCGGTGGCGGTGGTGGTGGTGGTGAGCTGTCTTACAACCTGTTTACAACCACGGTTGCCGTCACGGTCACGATCGGCGCGGGTGGTGCAGCCAGCACGGCGGGCGGCGCTACATCGTTTGGCTCACTGACTGCGGCGGGTGGCGGTGCTGGTGCGGCGGGTAGCGCTTCAAGTTTGCCGGTGGCCGGTGGCAATGGTGCTTGTGGTGGTGGCGGTGGTTCGGCCCAGCTCGGCAGCGTCAGGGCCGGTGGCGGTGGCGGTGGTATGGGTGGTTCTGGAATATTTCCGCTTTTTGGCGACACACCTGGCCCCGCTGGTGGCAATGGAACCAAAGGCGCTTGCGGTACGTTTTCTAGCACCGGAAGTGCCAGCCAGCTTGCCGGATGCGGTGGCCCCGGTGTCGATGGCTTCTGCGGCGGCGGCGGTGGTGGTGCCAGCGGTACAAGCTCGCAAGCCGGTGCCGGTAGCTCTGGCGGTGGTAACGGTGGTTTGA